CACATCAAAGACAATATGAAGTGCATGGTAAATCAGTTAATCTAGAAAAGTTCCGCATCCATATTCTAGATGTCATTGAGAATGACGAATTAACTATACCACAAATAGCAGAAGCATTAAAGACAGACTCTAGAAGACTTATGGGTGTATTGTATAATATGCACGCAGCAGGTTTAGTTCATGTCAATAAACAAAACAGATTTCTCATATTCTCTAAAGTAAAAGTGCCAATGCTACAAGAGATATTTCATCCTATGCCAGACTTTAGCGATAGGATCAAAAGTATTTATATTCATTCAAGCGAGGAATAGATGCACGCAGATAGATTAAAACAGATACTTGATGATTGGGCTTTATGGATGCACGCACCTAGTAGCAAACTAGGATATCCTAGTAAGTCATTAGGCATGATTAGTGGTGGCGAGTCTACCAATGATGCTTTTGAGGATATGGTTTCAGAAATGGATATGACTAACGTTAGAACGATAGATGCTTGCATATCAAGCCTTGAGCCAGACCAGAGAGATGCTATCTACGCTAGATACCTCAAGACTTCAAAGTATGATGACTATGAGACCCAGTTGGCACTAGCCTTTGATAACTTACTAACTATGGCTTCTAGGCGTATTGTCGCTTGACAGATCAATATGTTTTATGCTATAATTCGGCTGTTGGGATAGTCTCGCCCATCATCTCCGTAATACATTTAAGCCCTTGTAAATAAAGGGCTTTTTTTTGGACATTATATGAAGAAACCTACAACTAAAAAAGGTAAGTTAGCTAAAGTAGCTAAAGTCATGGGTGAATTTAAGCGAGGTAAGCTTCATTCAGGCAAAAGCGGCAATATTGTCAAGGACACAAAGCAAGGAATTGCGATTGCCTTGTCAGAAGCTGGCATGAGTAAAAAGAAGAAAAAGTAATTCAAAAGTTTTCATTTGAATCTGGAAAAATCAGGTGAAAAATCCGATTTCTAAAATAAATTTCATTTAAAATTTACAGGTTTCAATCCTGCATGGGTTTGTGGTATTGCGAATGAGAATCATTCTCATTAAGTATTTAGGCAAGGCTTGCCCCTTAAGCTTTATAAAGTTTTTAAAAATAATCGTTTTTAAAGCGATAGCATGCCCCTTGTAAATAAATACAATTTTAAAAAGCCCCATAATAGGGCTATAAGCATTAAATAATTAATTCATAATATAAACCCTTAACAAAACATAAAAGGGGCTAAAAAGCCCCTTAAAATTGATTTAAATCCGATTATATTGCTAGGATCGGGATCGTTTTTACAATAAAGCCGTTATTTTCTTTTTTAGCCTTGCCTTTAGCATATAAGCCTAAAATCGTATTTTTAGGGCTTAAAAACGTCAAATCGCTTTCATCGCCGTTTAATACTTGCCTATTTAAATAATAAGCGGGTAAGTTTTGATCCGAAAATACAACCGAAAGCCTTAAACCTTTTTTAATTGCGATATCATTAAATTTTTTGAATTCTGGTTTATTTGAATATGAAAAAGTAAGATCATAATTTTTAGGTAAATTATCACGATAAGGATTTTTGCTGTAATCATAAAACTGGATTTCGGGAAATAATTCAAAAATAGTGACGCTGCGGATTTTGTTATGTATGAATTCATAGTCAAATCGTATATTTTCCCATTCAATGTCACTAGTACCATTAAGCCTTATCACTGGTATTAAACCCTTTTTAATTGCTGTCTTTTGTAAACAGTCAATTTCAAGGGCTAATTTATTCATAAATGCATTTAAATCGGTATTAAATAGTTTTGTACGATTTAAGCGGGCTTTTTGTACATTATTGAAAATGCCCCGCCCTGCGGTATACAGGCATGCATCAGTACATCCTGCAGCTTTAGCAAAAGGGCATAAGTTTTTCCCGCCTAAAGTATACGGGGCAAGGTACATGATACCAGTAAGATAACCCTTTTCAAGCCCCTTTATAGTTTTTGTATCGTGATTGATAGATAATAATTTCATAAAATAACCCTTTTTATAATTGTAATTGTGAAGGCTAAATATAGCCCTAAAGCTTACTTAAGAAAATAAGCTTTAAGATATATTTAAATAGGCTTTCCGCCTAAAGCTTGCTTTATTATTTTGTTAGCTAGTTTTTTATTATTGACTAGAAAATATCGCTGGTTTATTAAACCTTGATCCCGATATTTAAAAAGATCATTCATAAATAGCATTAAGCCTTGATTATCAAAACGGGCTATTTTCTTATCCTTGAAATCTATTACATACATATTAAGCCCCTTTTGGTAAATACATACCGATTTTTTGATTTTCTACAATTGCAAAATCAACGGCAAATTTTACAAGCTCACTAGCTGCCTTTTCGGAAGGTGCATAATAATAAATGCAATTCATAATTGACGATAAAAGCCCCGCTAACGTTTCATGATCGGGATTTTCTTTTATTAATGATAAGGCTTCTAAAGCATTAAGCCCTGCATCGTAACCATAATCAAAATTATTAATCATTTAATGCCCCTTTAAAGTAAAAATATAAATAGAATCCAGCTATATAAGGCTATAAAGCCTAAAAAAGCATAGATAAAATGTTTAAATAGATTTTGCATAATTATTGATCCTCTACATGTAAGCTTGAAAAATCGCCATGATCTTTTGCTAGCATTTCATTATATTCATGCAGTAGATCCGATTCGAGCTCATAGTCAATATTTTCTGGAATAGTGATTAATGTAAATCTTTTTTTACTGTCAATGCTATTTAATGCTTTAGCTAGTGATTTAATGTTTTGTTTCATTTTTTAGCCTTTCGGTTATGTTATTAGATAAAACAGCTATTAAATATAAATTTTGTAATTGTTTTGAATCAAGTGTTATTAATCGATCCAATTCATTACATATATCATTTAAGCTTAATTGGTTTATAGTGTCAATATTATCTATTGTGATCATTAATAAGCCCCTTTCTTATATTCATCAGGGGCTATGCTATCCCATATTTGAAAATTATGATCGTAAATCATAGCAAGCTTTCTTAAATTATGCTTTTCATTAATGCCTTTCATATAGGCTGCATGATCATCAGAATAAGAATAATGCCAATCATGAGCTTCTAAAGCCTTTAAATACTGTTTTAAGCCCTGCATTGTATTATTCATGAATTGCCCCTTGTAATTGGTTTAAATAGTTTAATGCTGCTTTATGCTCATTATTAGCCCATATGCTATAAATGCCTTGATCATTAAACCCTATTACATAGTTTAATTGTGATCTATTCATATAAGCTTTAGATCTTGCTTTATGTACTTTATACTTTAATTCATTGATAAATTGATTCATATATTGCCCCTTATATAGTGTAAAAGAATAGATATTATAGTAAATTAGATTTTACTTCAATAGGTAAATCGGAATTATAAAAAGGATTCTTATAATTAATGCCTAATGTATAACGCTTATATGATCTAATCTTACTTGATTTATCAGTATGCTTTTCAATGATTCGAAACTTAATGCCTTTATCATCTAAAGCCTTTAGGTATAGTGACAAGTCACAATCCTCTTCAAGGTAAGCATAAGAGTGCTTTTCATTGCTGCGGATATAAGAATATGTACTGATCTTATCGTGTATTTCAAGGTTAAAAAGCTCGGATAAGCTTACTTTTGCCCATCCATGAGCAGGATCAGTGTATAAAACGATTGATTTCATAATAGCCCTTTCAATAATTAATAGTAAATAAAAGTTTACATGATCATAGTAAAACAATATTAAACAATGTCAATATATAATTGTGATTTAATTTACTTATCACATATTGACAAAACTAGGATAATAGTATAATGACCGATAACGATAACGAGAATCATTCTCAAGTAAGCATTGACATAAAGCCCGATGCATTAAAGGCGGATGATATAAGCATGGATAGCAGCCTATCTATTGACATGATAAAGCAGCCCGAAAGCCTTGAGACAAGCAAGGATAAAGGCGGAAGACCCCCGCACCTTCCAACAAGCGACACCCGAAATAAAGTGTTTATGTTATCGTCAGTAGGAACACGCCATGAGGATATCGCCACAGTACTATCTATTAGTGCAGATACCTTGACTAAATATTACAAGGAAGAACTTGACAAAGGTCGTATTGAGGCTAACGCTT